ATGCCCAAGCAGATCGCGCCTCTGAGCGAGCTTCAAGTCCGCAAGGCCAAGGCGGCCGAACAGCCCTATCGCCTCGCCGACGGCAAGGGGCTCTATCTCCAGGTGATGCCCAACGGCTCGCGCTACTGGCGCATGAAGTACCGGTTTGACGGAAAGGAAAAACTCGCATCGTTCGGTGTCTACCCCGAAGTCAGCCTGGCGGATGCGCGCAAAGCGTGTCTTGCTGCACGGCAATTGCTGACCGCGGGTAAAGACCCGTCTGAGGAAAAAAAGGAAGTGAAGCGCGCGCGGGCGCTTGAGGCGGTGTCCTCGTTCGAGGCGGTGGCCCGCGAGTGGTTCGAGTCACAGAAGACTGGCTGGACAGAAGTCTACGGCGGCAAGGTGATCAATTCGCTCGAAGTGGACGTTTTCCCGAAACTCGGTGCCAAACCGATTGGAGACATTGAAGCACCTCACATGCTGGAAATCGTGCGTGCGATCGAAGCCCGCGGCGTACGCGAGACGGCCAAGCGGGTGCTCCAGCGCTCCCGAGCCGTTTTCCAGTACGGAATCATGACGGGACGGTGCTCGCGCAATCCGGCGGCCGACATTGACGCCGAAACCGTGCTGAAGAAAGGGACCGGCGTCAAGCACATGGCCCGCGTCAAGCCGGTCGAGATCCCCCAGCTCATGAAGGACATCGCCGAATATCAGGGCGACGTGGTGACGCGTCTCGCGTTGCGCTTCATGGCGCTGACCTTCGTCCGCACGACCGAGATGATCAACGCGGAATGGACCGAGATCGACGAGAAGGCTCGCGAATGGCGGATTCCCGCCGAGCGCATGAAGATGCGGGATCCGCATATCGTGCCACTGTCGCGGCAGGCGCTTGAAGTGCTCGAGGAGTTGCGGAAGTTGAACGGCGCCGAGAAACATGTGTTTTACGGCGTGCAGGGCCGTAGCCGCGGTCCCATTTCCAACAACACGATGCTATTTGCGCTGTATCGCATGGGCTACAAGTCACGCATGACCGGCCACGGCTTTCGGGGACTCGCCGCCACTGTCTTGCGCGAACTCGGCTACAGCCGCGACGTCGTCGATCGCCAACTGGCACACGCTGAGCGTAACCAGGTCACGGCCGCCTACGTCCACGCGGAGTACTTGCCGGAGCGGCGCCAGATGATGCAGCGATGGGCTGACTACCTCGACGACAAGCGCTGAAGCCTATCGGCCGCCCACGGTTACAACGACAAGAAAAAATTGGAGCATTCCGAAGTTGCTCCACCCGTGAGGTCGGCCATGCGGATGATTGCCATGCTGTCGCAAGTATTGCCTCTGTGCGCACGCGGCTTCGACGCGGCGTCCCTGGGCCCCCGCGCCACAAACAGCCCGACCGCACACATTCACCGTGTTTCTGCGCCGCGATGAAATTGTTTGCGACAAGCGATATCGCCACCTCAGTCCGCCGCGCTCACGTCGACTTCACCCACGTTCTGGTGAACCGCGGATACACCACGATCAAGCCGGTGTTTTTCAGGTCTATCCTCATTGCCGACCTGCCTGTGTATCAGTGGGGATTCTGGAAGACCGCCACGCACGGGCAGCACGCCAACTGGCGGAAGAACGGCGGCGTGCTGATTGATGAATACGCGTTCTCGGATAAGTCCGGCCCCGCCGATGTTCTCGTTTTCGTCGAATGCCCGATGACGATGCAGCGGATCGTGCGGTCCAGCCAGCACATTGCTGAATACACGGTCATTCCGCGCCCGCACACGTGGCGCGTGCACGAGCAATGCATTGATCTGCGTACGCCGGCCGTCGAGCAGTTGCAGCATCTGTGGAGGTTTTGTCGCGGCGCGCGGATGACGGATGCCGAACTGGCGGAAGCCGCCGATTTGCCCAGACAGCATGTGATGTACATGCGAAATAGCCTGAAGCCGGCCGAAGAATGGGTGATGAAGCCGCGATTGCAGCCGGAATTCGCCGGCTTCCAAGCTGCCTGGGAATGGGTGGGCGCGGGTCGCAGCGCCAGCAAGAAGGTTGTTCGCGAAGCCGGACATCGAGCAGCGGTCAAGGAGATGGCGAGACTCGGACACATTGCGCTCGAGAAGTACCAGTGCTATCCGACCGCCGACCCGGATTGGTCGCGCCTCGAAAAGAAACGAGCGGACGCTATTGCTGATCTGGCCGCAGTTCGATCACTCGTTCAGTCGCTTCCCGACCATCTTCAAGCTTGATCGTGGTTTGCCGGATCTCTTTGATGCGCGGAGCGTTCTGGTGGTACAGCTGATTCAACTCGGAAAGAGCATGTTCGATCTCGCGGTCGCCGGCAACCTGCAGATGACCGCCACGAAGCGCGATAGCCGCTTGCAGCTTGACCTTCGCCATTGCAGCGCTGTCTCCGTGATCCATAGTGGCCAGATCATGCAACTCTTCGATGCCAACCACCTTGTACGCGAGGCTCAGATCCGCCAGGCGGTTCTCGAACTGCTCGACGCTCATGCGCGAGTACGCAGGGTCGATCTTGACCTTCTCGATTGCAGCCGCAAATTGCTGGAGTTCCGCCGAGGCACGGACATAGCCGTCTAACTCACGCGCCGTGCAATCGAGTGTCGTCGATGCGAGGAAGATGTCTCCCTTCGCTTCGGTTAGCGCTTCCTTGATGGACTGTTCGGAGATCAGTCCGGCCCGTTTGGCTCGTTTCATATCAGTAGCTCAAACCTTTCGCATAGCCCATGCGCTGAAGATCAGGCAACTGCTTCTTCAGCCGACCGACCCCGATGTCGGTTCGATAGAACGGGCTGTTCGGAATCTTGACCTTCTTGATCGCGCTATATGCCGAGCGGCGTGCGCCGGTGATCGTCTCGCCGGTACCTGTGGCAATCAGCACGTAATCGCCGGCCGTCACCGGGCCCGGCAGATCCACGATCTTCCCGTTCACTTCGCGTGGCGCCGTGCCCATCATGACCTCCGAAAAATGCAGGTGCTCCATATCCTCGGCGCCGTAGATCGGGATGCCGCACAACTCCTTGTTCGTGATCTTCGAATAAGGGAAATCAGGCAGCGCCATCAGCACCGAAATGCACACCTCGTCCATGCGAATCTTCAGCGTATCGCGCCCGTCGATCTTGTCTTTCATCCACTGAGCAGGATCGCCTTCGATCAGCGCGGTCAGGTTGTGCCGGATCGGCCAGCCGTCGCGCATCGTCCACTCAAGCGGGAATGGCCCCTTGCCGTCGGTCGGGATCATGCAGTTCACGTCCACGTAACCGACATAGCCGATCCGCTTCAGATGTTCCGTTGCCGGCACCAGCACCTCGTCGGCCAGTTTCGACCGGCGCACCGCGCGCACAGTCGTGCCCATCTCGCCAGTGTTCACGCCGAGGTCGCCGTTCATCAGCTTCTTGTTTTCCCAATTCTCGATCCAGACCTTCGACCAGCCGTCGGGGCCGAAGAAGCCGCCCACGGCCATCTCAATGCCGTCGATCTTCTCCTGCATGATGAAGCCGTCCGCGCGCGCCGCGGCGCGGTATTTGTCGATCCTCTTCCAGCGGCTGAGCATGTAGACCATGTCCGCCGCGCTGTTCGACACATACGACATGGCGCGCTCGCCGTCGCCGGAGGGTTTGGAAACGAACGGCTTGCACTCCTTCTTCACGTAAGCGATCGCGGAGTCGTAATCGTGGAACGTTTTGCCCGGGATGATGCGCATGCCGCACTCTTCCATGATCTTCTGTCCCACTTCCCGGTCGAGCTCCCATTCGACTGCCGCAAGATTGCAACCGTAAATCGGGTAGCCCATCGCTCGGTACGGTTCGAGCATGGTCAGATACTTCACGTTGTCCGGCGTGTAGATCAGGTCCGCCCATCCCAGCCATTTCTTTCGCAACTCGTCGAAATCGCGGATCTTCGGCACGATGCCTTCGCCGGCGTGACGGTCGGTGCCGTCCGCGCGCGGCTGGTCGTACCATGCAACCTGATGACCATGGTCCTGGCAGCGCATCAGCCAATCCAGACAGTTGGAACCGACGTCGATTGCTAGAATTCTCATTATTCGCCTGCTATGTTTGTCGTAACTCCCTTGGAGACTCACATGCGCACCTATAAGGTCTGCAGTTGGCTCGTGACCGGGGCGCTAGCTGCCTGGCTGGTTCCCGGCACTCATGGGCTGGAAAACCTGGCTGCGGTTGGCGGCGTCGTTGCGTTCGCATCTGTCTTCTGCCCGTTCTGACCCACTACCGTCTGGCCAAACTTCGCGCGCAGCGCGCCCAGGGCTGCATTGCGCGCCGCCGGCGTACCTGCTGCATAAGCCTTGCGCAGCAGCTCGCGGCCCGGCTCCGAAAGCAGCGCTTTTGATGCGATCCACGGCGTGACGATGGACGCACCGGCCGCGACTGGATGTGCCAGCGCGATCGCCGCGGTGCCAAGCATGTGACCGGCGGCAGACGTGCCCGAAGGATTCGCTCCCGTGCGATCGCCGGCGCGCGCCATCGTATCGGTGACGTCCTTGATGTCCTTGATCTCTTTCGCGGTGAATCCCATCTCTTCGAGCTTGGGTTGCACTCTCTCGATTTCCTTGCGGAATTTGGCAAACGAAATTCCCGATGTACCGGGACCACTGTTCGTCGCCTGCTCCAAGCCATTGCGCAGCACGAACGACTTGGCGTCCTGCAGAACCTGCGGCGCGTGCTCGCGCAGGATCGCGGTCACCTGAGCCGCCTGGCTCGGCTGCATCGTGAGGTAACGCTTCGCGATCGCCTCGGGCGCCTTCGTCGAGAATGTCTCGTTGGAAAACGCGGCGTCCGTTACGTCCTTGCCGAGCAGCTTTCCAAGCGCCGACTGATCGATGAATTCGATCGATTTCGATGCCTTCGCATAGTTCTGGTTCGCATCCTTCAGGGCTTTCGCGATCGGCGTTCCATCCGTACTGGCAGCATCGAAGTCCTTGTTGATCGCGCCGAAAAGACGGCGAGCCAGCATCTGGTTCGCGTTCGGATCGATGTCGGAAAAGATGTTGCCGGTACGGCGGGCCGCCTTTCCCCATGCCGCACGCGTCTTCATCGCATCCGACACGGTCGCCGCCTTCGCCGCGGGCGTGGGCGGAGTCGGCAGGCGCGCAGGTTGACCCGAAGGCAGGACGATAGGCGACGCAGACTGACCTGATTGCGCTTCGGTGAGTTGATCCAGGAGCCCGCGCGCCTGACTGGCGATCTTCTTTGCATCGCCGGCGGGCACGTTTTTGTTTTCCTCGATGATCTTCTGCAGTTCGTCTGTGACGTTCTGGTATTTGATCACCGGCTTGTTACCAGCGAGAGCACGCACTTTGCCGTAGTCGGCAGATGCCTGCTTATCCCGTTGTGCCGCGATCTTGCCCACGGTGTCGACGTAGGCAGACCGCAGCCGGTTACCGATCGCTTCCGGATCCGCAACGCTTTGCGTGCTCAACTGGTCCGCGAGTTGATTCACGCGCGCCGCGCCGGCCGCAACCTGCTCCGCCTCGTCGGCCTGCGCGGTGCCCTTCGACGGGAAAAGCTCGCGCAGCCGGTTCTCCAGGAACTGAAGCGACGAACTCCCGGTTTCCTGCCCCAGCGTGAGTGGGATGCCCGAGGACTCCGCTGCGCGCACGGCTTCCGACTGCGGCGGCCGCGCGATCTGGCTCGGACGGGTGGTAGCGAGGCCACCAACGCCGCCACCCAGTAACGTGCCCGCAAGACGCCCCGGCGCGCCGCCGGTGTCCTGTCCTGCCTGACCGCCCAGCGCGCCGCCGAGCTGCGGGAGAACACGGCCGAGCACGCCCTCACCAGCACCCGGTAGAGCAGCAGCGGGCAACGCCTGCAGCGCGGCCGCGCCGTATCTCTGAGCCGTTGTGCGCGGCTCGGCAGATTGCCCGATGATGCCGATCTTCTTCATCGCGGCCTGAAGCGCATCGTCACCGACGGGTAGCTTGTCCGCCGTCTTCGGCAATGGCGCGGCCGGCTTCTGTTTGCCGGACATGCCTCCGGTCACGATGTCGAGCGCCTTGTCGAATGCCCTCGCAGGCAGATCAACAAGGCTCTGCACCCTCTCCGCAACCGGCCCGACTGCCCCCGCCACGCCCTTCGCCAGGTTTCCACCGACAAAGCCGGTCATGCTCTGCGGCGATTGATCTGCTGCAGGCTTTGCAGCAGGCGCAGGAGCGCCGCCCGGCGTTGGAGATGAAGTGCCAGCACCAGGCGATCCGATACGCTGCTGCAGGATCGCAAAGGCCTGTTCTTTAGTCGCGCCATCGGGACCCTCCACGTCGTAGTTCTTCCCGTCGGGCGATGTGAACGTGAATTTGGGCATCAGTGCTCCGTGACGGACCACCCGGCGGGCAGACCTCCGGCCGGCGGTGGCGGATTGGCCATCGGCGCCTTGCGTGTCACTGCCTCGCGGAATTCACTGCGCACCTGCCCCGGCGACTGCTGGGCGGCCGCCATCTCGCGCTTCATCATCGACACCACCGAAGCGTATTGCTCCGGCGTCTGCGCTGTATTCAGCATCTCGCGCGCATGCTCCTTGTCGCTCACCGTCGGCGTGCCGCTCGGCGACACCGCGCGCGCGTATGCGTTGATCAGCGAGTTCGTGGCCGCACCGAATGCGACGATCTTCGGATCGCCCGTATTTGTCTGATACGCATTGAGGGCTTTGTTCGCCGGCACAAACTGGCTACGCGGTACAGCCTGCGACGCCTCCTGCGCGATGTCGGCGAACTGGCTTGCTTCGTTGACGGCCATGCCGGCCTGCGCGGTGCGTGTGCCGAGTGCGCGCTCGCCTGACTTGACGCCCTCGAATTCCGCCACCGATGCGGCGAGATCCCGACCCGTCATGCCCTGTTCCTGCGCCTGCCTTCTGACTTCGTTGCGAAGAGCGACGATGTTCTTAGAGCCCTGAACGCCGCGGCCAAGGTTCTGCAACACCGTACGGTCGCCGGCGAGATACTGCTGGGCCATGAAGCTGAGATCTTCCTTGTCGAGCGCCGAATTCGGATCACCCTGCAGGCGACTGTTCAACGACTCGCGACGGAGTTGCAGCATCTGCTGCTGGATACCAAGCGAATCGCGGTGAGCCTGCTCCCGATCCGCGCGATTGGCAGAGTTATCCTCCGCGCGCTGACGCAGCGAGTCGTAGCGCTCCTGCAGTTGCGCGAGTTGCAACTGATGCTGGAATTGCTGCTGCAACTGCGCGGCCTGGCTCTTGGCCTGCGAGTCCAGAATCGGCGTGAGCTGCGCGAGTCCCGCCATCAGATCAGCGCCGCTCAGCCCCTGATCCTGAAGCACCTTAACCGCGCTTTCGAGCGTCAACGGGCCTTGGGCAGGCTGCTGTGAACCGGGAGAAGCCGTCGGCGGTGCCGGAATCGATGTCGGAGACGCCGCCTGTGTCGGCGATGCGCTGGTCGGCAGCGGCCGGAAAGGCGGCAGTCCGCGCGCCGGCATTGCGCCGGCAGTACCACCTGCGGGCAACGGCGGCCGACTCATCTGGCCAGGAACCAGTCCAGACGGCAGCGGCACGCCTCCCTGCGGAGCCTGCATGGCCTGCGGTGCGGGTTGGGTGCCTTGCGGCGCCTGCATGGGTTGCGAAGCCTGCCCGGGTGGCGGCGGAAGCTGCTGCTGTCCGGCGAGCAACTGCGGCAGCGCATTGCCCGCCGCAGCGAGCGCGGCCTGCTGGCGCTGACGGTCCTGCTGCTGTTGCTGGAACTGCGCCATCTGAATCTGCGCATACTGACGCTGCATGGCCTGCTGCTGAGCCTGCTCCTGGTACTGCAGAAAATACGGGAGTCCTGAAAGTCCGGCCATGATTCACCTCATTGCAGCGTGAAGCCGTACGAATTCCCGCCGCCGGAATAGTAGGGGCTCGAATTGAACGCGCCGCTGAAATCGCCACCACCAAAAGATCCAGTCGTGCCGCTGAACAGATTGCTAAAGCCGCCCGCGTTCTGCACGGCATTTCCCACGCCGCTAATTCCCTGGGAGACGGCGCTACCGAGCGCCCCCGCACCCTGCGATTGCGCCTGAAACGGTACGCTCTGCGCGCCCTGTCCGTAGTTCATATAAGGAATGGTTTGACCCATGATCCCTTCGGCCGGTCCGTACACGTTCTGGTTCAGGAACGAGCCGTACGTGTTCGCCAGGTTTCCCGGAGTTGCAGCGATAGTCTGCGCGGTCTGATATGGCAGTGCGCCGGACTGCAGCTGATACCCTGGCACCGACGCGGCCTGCTGATCCGCCAGCTGCCCATAGTTGCCGGCGGTGTTCGCCGCGCCGGTATAGGCTGACAAACCTTGCGTTGCGCGCGAAAGCTGATTGTTCTGCCAGTCGATATTGAAGTTCGACATCGCCTGGTTCGCAACGCCCGCTCCTGCCGCCGACGAGCCCAAGCCGTACATCGAATTGGTCGCGCCAGTCTGATCCTGAAGCTGCTGGGCCGTGCGGCTGTAAAGCGCGCTTTGCGGATCGAGCGCCAGGTCATAGACCTGCTGCCCTGCGCCGAGCAGCGACTGCTGCGTTCCGTAATTGCCGTACGCCTGCTGTTCCATCAAGCCCGCCAGGTTGCCGTAGTTCGATGCTGCACCGTTCGCGGCGGTCTGATACGCAGGTCCGTACTGGTTACTCGCGGTGACACCGCCCTGCAACGAGCCCAGAGCGTACTGGTTCAGGTTGTTCGCACCATAAACGCCATTGATCCCCGACAGCAGGCTTTGCCAGGTCTGGTCAGCAGTGCCAAGACCCGTGGGCACATAGTAGCTGGGGCCGCTGCCGGAACTCCCGCCCGAACCTCCGGACGTAGATGGGGAGATGGCGCTCGACACCGCGGCGCCCGCAACACTGCCGACAACTCCTGCCGCAAATCCCCAAGGCATGGCTCACCCCTTCATCAATGTTTCGGCATCGGCCACGCTTTCCGCATGGATACACAGCCACGTCAGGTCCGTCAGCGCCTGGATGCGATGTACGCGGCCCGCCTTCACTTCGATCATGCACGGCCCGTCAAGCACGCTCAGTTCACCGTCCACCTCGAGCAGCGCGCGCCCCTGCGCCAGATAGCTCAGATGGTCGTAATCGTGGACGTGCTTCTCGACCTCCTGCCCCATCTGCAGGACCTCTTCACGCGCGTACACGCCGCCGGCCGAGAAGTGATGTTTGATCATTTCTCACACCTGATGCACACGATCAGCGTCATGCGATCGGTGTCCCCTTCGTTGACCACCTCATGTTCTTTCGTGTTGTCGAAATACCAGATGTCACCGGGCGCCATCACCACCCTCTCATCCTCCACGCGGTTCCAGCATTGGGGATTGCTCTGCAGCACGACGTAAAGCTTCGTGTTGTAGTGGTGGACATGCCAGTTGTCGTCGACATGCGGCAAAACCCGGCCGCCGGCCGGAATCTTCGTGATCATCACACCGCCCAGGCGCGTGCCTTCCACTCGAGCCATGAGCCCGAACACGATCGGCCGCAACTGCGGCAGTGCATACCATTCCGGGTACCAGACGGCGTCGTGCGGTTCGTTGAACCCCGACATGTCGCCGCTTTTCCTGTACGGCTTGATGTCGTTGTAACGAAGCCATATGTCCGACACGTCGGCGTGCGGAGAGCCTTCCGTCGCCGTGCGTTCCGTGTGACGGTTCCACAGGCCGGGCTGTCGGGCAATGGCGAGCAACGTGGGCGCCGTATCGATCCCGGCGCCGATTTTCACGAAATTCCTCATGCGGCTCCCTTGATCCGTTCAGCAACGTGCAGGCCGCCCAGACCGAGCATTCCGAGCGTGAGAGTCGAAAGCTCGCTCAAGTCCATCGGCGGCAGATTGAGCGGGTGGCCCGCCATCTGTCCGACGGCGTTTGTCAGCGGCTGCAGCACGAAATTCCACGCATAACCCGCCACACACACCCAGCCCATTCCGCCGCGCCAGTGCTGGAGCGGATCCGCGCTCTGCGCTTCGGCCTGATTGATCTGCATCTGGCCTGTGATCTGCGCGAGCTCGCCAGTCTGCTGCAACTGCAAGAGCTGGAGTTTCGCGGCCGCAGCCTGAGCAGGGTCTGGCCAGATCCGGTCGATAACGTCGCCGACCACGTTAGTGACAGCGGTAATGGGGTCGAGCGCAGCCATCACGCAGCTCCTTTTAAAAGGTTATTCGCGATCCGGTTGGCCCAGCCATGACCGAACGTCGGCCAGGTGGGTCGATCACCGAGATATTGCAGGCGGTAGGCAAGGAAGCGCATCACGATCCGGCAAGGATCAACGGCATTAACCGCAGCGATCGTCACGGGTCCGATATTGCCGTCGACCTTCACACCCGCGGCCGTCTGAAGCCAGGTTACGGGCTTTCCACCGTTGTATGCAGCGTCGAACACCTGAAACGCAACGCGCGGATCGAACTGGTCGCAGTAGTACGGATTCCAGTAGACCATCTTCGCGATCTGTTTCGCCGTGCTTTGTGGGAGCATGCGCATCTCGCCGGCGTACCCGTTCGCACGCGCCACGCGGGCGGTAATTCCCCACATGGTCTCGCCGCCCGGATCGGCGGGATTATCCGAATAACCGCCTTCATTGCCCATGAGAGCAACGAAGGCGTCGTCGAACGAGCTCACAGCTTTCCGACCGCCGTCAGGATCTCGGTCACCTTGTCGGCGGTAGCCTTCGCCGCGTCTTCGATGATCGACGTCACCGTGCTTTCGATCGTCGAGAGCGATTGCGCCTTGCCGTGCAAATCGACCAGCGCCGCCAGCTTCTCAGGGATCGATCGGGCGTCAGCGACGATCGCGTTAAATTCCGTTTCGATTCCAGTCCAGATGCTCATGACCTTCTCCTAGAAAAGCTTCTTGAATCCGCCGCCGGCGCCATACGCCGCCGTGGCAATCAGCGCGTACAGGATGACTTTCCACACGAGTGCTAGCACGCCGCGGCCGACATTCAGTTGAAAACGCTGAGTAATACCGACCTCGATCTGCGCCGCGATCGCCTTCACATCAGCCTCTGTCAAAGTGCGGTTATCGTCCATTTGTTTCCCCGTCTGGCAAAGATTTGGTATCGGTGTGGCTCACCTGCCGCTGTGCTGACCGGACTGCGCTATTCAGAATGTCCTGGCGCGACACGATCTCGTTACGCGTCGATTCGACCGCCGCCTGCACGCCCCGCGTATGACGCGCCGTTTCAATCAGCAGAATCGGAAGCCATGCGATCGAGCAGCCGAACTCGTCGACGGGCAGACCCGTGTTCGGGTTCGTGCCCAGCAGATGAGTCCAGAACGTGCAGCCCGATTCGATACAGGGCTTTTTGATGAGCGGGCACTTTTTCATGACTTTTGCGCGATGACCATAGTGACGTAGTTGTACTGCGTGGTGAGTCCGTGTGAATGCGACCCACTGCCCCCGGTACCTCCGTCGGTGGTTTGCGTGGCAACACCACTCGCCGATCCGACATATTGAGGACCGAATCCCACGCCGCCATTCTGGAAAAGTCCAATGCCGTGGGTATGCTGCGGAATCTCCGACGCCGTGAGGGTGTGGCCAGCCGTCGAGACACTGCCGGTGAGAAAGCCGCCAAAGTTGGTCAGACCGCTCTGTACGGTTCCACCGGCTGACGAAATGATGACCGCGTGATTGCCGATCGTCGTGTCGCTGACCCAACCTGTCGGCGCTGCTGCCTGATGAAACGCCATCCGGGTGCCCGACGGCGCGGGGAGCGTGCCCGTCGTCACATATGATCCGGCCGGCTGGTACGATCCGGCCGGCTGGGCATTCGCATTGACAGCGTTGATGATGAAATTCAGGTTCGTCATCACCTGGGATGCGTCAGCTGTGTTTCCGTTCGCCAACGTGACTGGTAGAGCTCCGATGATCGACATGTTTTACCCCTGATTCGTATATCCGGTGTCCGCATACCGCGCGTAGAAGGTGCCGATCTGGACGCCCTCTGCGGACGTCACCATCACATCGATAGCCATCTTCTGGAACACGAGAGCGGAGGTCCACGGGATGCTATACACGTGAGGAATGCTGAAACTCGATGCCCAACTCTCCGCGCCCCAGAGAAAACTGCCCCAAAGAGAGCCAACAGGCGGCGTTTGTACAAAGGTCGAGCCCAGCGTATTGTTCTGGTCGTCGTACGCTGTGATGTTGTAAGTCGTGGAGAGGCCGGACGATGACAGCTCGATCGTCGATTCCACAACCTGAACTACCGCCATGTGGTTGGTCTTCGGGAACGTGGAAGAGCGCAGATGACCGGTGAGATTCGTGCCAGCGTCATTGAACGTGCTGTTCGAATTCGGAATGGTCGAACTGACGAACAGAGCCGCCCCTGACGCGGCGCCAGAAATGACAAACTGATTGCCGTATTGTGCGGCGCAGTCATAGGGAAACGAATGCGGTCCGGTCCAGCGTTTGCGCCGGATGTCGTACCAGTAGTCATTCGTCTGCGCCTGTCCCTGGACCAGCGTCGGCACGCACACGCGATAGATGTTGCCCGAGAACGCTGCTGAAATCCGCGACGGCTCCGTGGTGTTCTGAAACGGCACCTGAAGGTCAGCCGGGAAGTCTGTACCCGGCCGGCTCGATAGCGGTACAAGCGTGCCGAGGAAGTTCAGGATGTACGGCGCGTCCTGCCCTGCGAAGAATATCCCGAACGGCCCCTGCACGATGCTGCGCGGCGCGATGCATCCGGTCGTCAGCGTGATGTAGTTCAACGCGAGATTGCTCGTCGTTGGATCTCCAGTCACCTGCCAGATCTGCGAACTCTTGAAGATGACCAATGCACCGATTACGCCAGCTGATGTTGTCTGAATCGGCAATCCGGAGAACGCTGTAATCGGCGTTGTGTCGCCGACGGTGATTGACTGGGATGCATTGGTCCGCGTGGTCGGCACCAGCACGTCGCTGAAATAGTCGACGTTGCCCACCGCGTAGTGCGCCCGGTTGTTGTAGTTCGCGACCGCGGTCGGCACGCCAGGTAGCGCGTTGGTCGCCAGGTTCGACGAAGACCACGCCGGCGCGGCCGGATTGGTGATGTCGATCACCCCGAAAAAGTTGCTACCCGTTCCGCTGAAACCCGGGTGCGTGACGAGAATCTTTGTACTCACGACGGCCATTGTCGGCGGGGTCCACGCACCACTCGTCGCCGGGGACGTCGGCGTATTCGCGGACGTGACGCCGGAAATCGAGATGAACGTGTTCGTCAGGATGTTGTACGCGAAAGGCTCATCCTTGCCTGCATTGCGGCCGCTCGACACCATGCCGTACGCGACCACACCAATGACAATCAAGACCGAGACGAAAGTCGGGGTGGTGAAACTCGAGAACGTGGTGGAGGCAGCGCCAACGCCCGGCCGGGAGACCACCAGCTCAGGATTCGCCTGGTCGAAAACAAGGTTCGTCAGAAGCTGACAGGCGCCCGGAAAGGCCTGACTGGAATCGAACGCATCACAGAGCCCTTTGGGCGTGAACTGTACCGGCTTGCCATTTCGAATCGCCATGGCATCCCCTAGTCGGTGATCTTCGTCGGCTTCAGCGTCCGGTTTGAATGGAAGCGCCGCGGATCGAGACGCACCGACTTGACCACAGCCTGCTCATCTCCTTCCATGATCAGGTGCGTGCGCAGCATGGCTTCGCATTGCGCGCGCCACGACTCCTGACGGGTATCGTCCGTTTCGCCCATCAGTTCCACGGCCGTCGCCTTGATCAGGTAGTTCTGATCGGGAAACCACGGAATGACCGTCGACGTCTCCGGCGTGGTGATATCCGGCTGCTTGACCATGTAGCGGTGCGTCAGCACGATCTGCCCTGACGATTGCGGATAGATATAAAGACTGCCCGCCGAGCCGGCCGCCTGCGCACTCGTCTCGTCGAGGAGAATCGTCATGTACTCGTACGGATAGTTCGCAATCGATGGGTCTTTGAATTCCTGGTCCCATTCCTCGGTCGAGATCGGATTCAGGAAATAAGGAAGGTTGTTCTGCTGGAAGAACAGATCGTATGTGCGCAGGTAGTTCAGCGGCAGCGTGAACGGACCGTAGTTATTTGCCTGCACCGTGACGAATTCGGTGACCCGGTTGATCTTCAGGTCACGATGCAGCCAAAGGTCCTCCAGGACCATGTTCAGATAGATGCCGCCCTGCTGGATGAAGCCAGCGCATTTTGCGATCGCGCAGGCGCGCGCGACGATCTGACTGGCCTGGAGGTAGGCCATTTCATACCCCGGCGCGAGCGTCGGCGATCTTCTGGGTCGCCTTCAGGAGTTCTCGCTCGATGCCGTCGAGTTGCGCCGGGTAGGTCTTCAGGTTCGCCTGCTCCTGACTCGTCAGGCTCTTTGCTCCCGCCTTGCCTGCTGCTTTCGCATTGCTGCGTTCGAGCAGATCCGCGTACGCCTTCGCGATGTCGTCCCGGGCTTTCGAGTATTGCTCGATATGCGCCTCGATAACCGGGATCTCGAGCATGCGCTGCTGACGCTGCAGGGACTCACGTACGAGGTCCATGCGCGCATCCAGCGAATCCTTGTCTTCGCCATCGAGCAGATAACCGCTCGCCTGCAGTTGTGCCTGATTCGGAGCAGGAAGTGTGATCGAGAAATTGCCGATCACAGTTGCAGGTGCAGCCGTAACTTCCGGAGAGGCCGACATTTTTTCAGACATGGTTTGTCCTGAGAGTTGATGAGAAATTACTGCCGGGCCCACGAGGGCACCGCGCCAGCACCGAGCACCTTGTTCTGTGCCTTCCGGTATGGATTGAAGGCGTGCCCGTTGATGTCGTTTTCGTGAACCCACGTGCGCGCAACCATTTCCTTGATCGTGCGCAGCGTGTCCGTATCGAACTTGTACGTCTCGCCGTGCAGGTACGGTTTGCCATTGATGCGCAGATCCGTTCCACCACACGGCGCGAGGTCGACCCGGTACCACCACAGATCCTTGCCGTCCTCGGACTTTCCGGCGAAGCGCTCAACCACCGAGGTCGTGAGCAGCGACGACTGGGCTTGAGCCGAAAGACGGGCCGACTCTTCCTCGGCCACGTCCTTCGCTGCACTCAGCTTTTCGTTGTCCGCTTCCAGCGCCTTGATGCGCGCGCGAAGCGACTCGATCGATTCCCCCCGAGCCGCTGCGTCGACCATCTCGTCCGGATTCTCGCGGGTGATACCCTGGTCCGCAGACAGTCCGACATCGGCTTCCGTCATTTCCGGAGCCGACGGCTTGGCCGGCTCCTGCGTATTGCGTGCGACCATCAGTTACTCCTTACGGGGTCGTGATCGTGCCGCCCTGATAGCCCGGCGCGAATGCAGAACTGCATTCGACGCGGGCCAGGAAGGCCGTGTTGAGAAGAATCGAGCCGTAGAAGACCTTCCACGACACGACGCGCGTCTGATTCAGCGGATCCGACTTGTCGGCGCCCGTCAGGTAATGGAACTCGGGGTTTTCGAGCAGCACCTGGCCGTAGCTGTGATTGCCGATGAAGATCACCGGGAACACTGACACGCCGTTAGCGGGGGCGGCCGGCGGCGTCTGCGTTACGCCAACACCCGTCAGCGTGACCGTCTGGCCCGGCTGCAACTGCGTAGCCTGACCGGCGAGGACACCCGTCACCGGGACACCGTTACCGATCGCGGTAGCAAGGTTCGACGGGCTGCTGGTCGTGCCGATATACACGTTGAAGATGTAGTTCGGGAACGACGGCAGCGTGACCGCAATCGATCCGGTGGGGCCCGTCACGTTGATCGAGGCCGATACCTGGTAGATTGTCTGCTCGACGGAGGTCAGGGCCGGCGCGGCGGTGACCTGGATGAAATACGTGCCGGTGGCCAGCTGGCCGCCGGAGGTCGACGCCGCGCCGTTGATCTGGGCAGCACCGGTCCAGTACGGCATCATGTTCGTCTCGACGAAGCGGATACCGCCGAAATCGCCGAGCTCGTTGTTATAGAGACGGTTCACGTCGCTATACGCCCAGGCTTGCTGGACCGACGAGTTCTCGCGCATGTCCTGCGCCGAAAACGGGCTGATCAGGGCGACGTAGTGCTGCTTGACCGCCGGGGACTTCGACGGATCGCGGTAGGCGCCCGCCTCGATCATCATGTCTTCGCGCTCGTCGCCATTGAAACGCGGAACGCCGTAAGCCGACATCGAAGCGAACAGACGGTTCGATTCGTGCGGAGACATAACGTCGGCCGCGACCAGCGCAGCGCGGTTCGCAACGCCCCCTGCATAGTTCACCTGAGGTGCCGAGAGCAACGTGTTGAGCGTATTGCGTTCGAGCGTTTCCGGCATCTGCAGCCCAACCAGTTCGCAGGCTTGCTGGAAGAGCGGATGCTTGATGGTCAGGTTTGCGACGTCGGTGATGATCACGCGATCGCCCCATTGCTGCGCAGTGGCGCTCACCTGTTGCAGAGTCATCGACTCGCCCGGGGGCGCGACGCCTTCCTGCAGCGGCGCATAAGGCAGCGGCAGGCGCTGGTAGCGCGACGCGGTATAGGTCGTGCCGCGGTTCGAGTCGAGCTTCAGCGGTTTGCCGAACTGGTAGGCGACGAGCTGACGGCGCGCGAGCGGTTCAACTTCTTCCTGGATGTACGCCTCGACGTCAGCCGTAAAGCTCGACGAACTATTCGTCACACCCGGGAGCAGGAGGCCCAGCAGAAGGGCCGTGATTTTGGTCAACATGGATTTCCCCTTGCTGGTCAGATATTGAGGTTTTCCAGTCGCGCGGCGCGCTTCTGGTGTTCGGTTGATCCGCGCCCGGACTGGACATTGGAACGAACCGCCGGCGTGCGGCCGCGCGGCACATCTGCGGCCGGCGTCTTCGCCTTGGCTTTCGGCTTGAGCTTGCCGTCGGCAATGTCCTTGCCGAGCATGTGGTAGTAGATCGCCTCGCGCGAAGCGTTGCGACCGTGCCGGCGCTCTTCGGCGAGCGCAGCTTCCACCCTGTCGCGATAGCGCGCGCGGTGTGGATCGGCGGCGACCTTCGATTCGAACGTCGTCCGGTCATTCAGATCCTGAGCCTGGAACAGCGCCGCATTGGCCGCGCGTTGGCTATCACGCAGCACCCGATTCGAATTGATCTGCCAGCGTTCGGTTTCGCTCAGGTCCGCAGCGCGAAGGCGCTCTTCCTCGCGCTGGAATTCGACATCGACCGGCGCCGTCGGAGCACCAGTGCCGCGCATGCGCTCTTCGGCGATACGACGTGCTTCCGCCATGGACGCTTCGATTCCCGCGAGGCGGTCATCGGTAGTGCGCTTCGGCGCGGCGCGTGGCGTCGGTTCGACGAAATCGAAGTCGATGTCTTCGTCATCGGTTTCGCTTCCCGCCGGGTCGACCGGGTCAGCCGGATCCGCTGCGGGATCGACCGGATCAACAGGGTCTGCGGCCGGATCATCAACGCCAGGAAGCAGAAGACCAAGAAGCAATTTCAGGAGCTTGCTCATGTTGACCTTTACGATTGTGTTCCAGTGCCGACCGACTGGATCGTCGCGGTCGTCGCGCTCGTGATCGTGATGATGAAATCGCGCCACGTGTTTTGCGCCATCGACATGGTGCCGGCCAGCGTCCAGCCGGTATTCGTTGTGACGGTCCACGCGAAAGCGCCAGATGAACTGTTGATGACGCGCAGCTGGAAGCTGAGCCCGACCGGGTTGTTCTGGACAACGCTGGGCAGTGCGGCGATCAGTGCCGCAACGGTCGGAAGCTGCATGTTTGCAGCGGCCCCGAGCGCACCGGTGAGATTGAGGAAGTTCTGCGCAGCCCCGGAGACCTGCTGGGGCACAGCGGTGAAACCCGCCGTGTTGGTCGCCGCGTTATACCCGGTTTCCTGGAACGGATTCATGCCCAGGATGGCATTCAACAACCCGACCTGGTCGGGCAATGCTCCGTTGTCCGGAACGATCGGCGTATTGCCCGCGCCGATTTCCGGGAAGAGAAGGCCAATCAGTTTGGCCAGAATCGTTTTGCGCACGGTGATCTCCTGATCAGGGTTGCGCAAACGGTACGTTTATTTCCCGGACTGCTCAAACAGTCGATGACGGTTGTGGCGGCTCACCAAATATTCCGTTCGAATACGTGGACCCGATTCCCGCGTATGTACCGTCCGGAATCTGCACGGCTGTCTGTCCGTCGGGTGGTTGCCATTCGGATTGGCCGTCCCACACGATCACGTTGACGACGACACCATTTTCGACAAGCGCATAGTTTTTCATCAGGAAAACTCATAGACGATTATCAGTCCGGCGGTTCCACTGCCTCCGCCCAGCGCCGACGATGAAATGTTGTTGGCTGCGCCACCGCCGCCCGCACCAAAACCGGAAGCATTGTTGGCGCCACCACTTGAAGCCTGGCCACCTCCTCCGAAAATGCTACTTGCACCACCACCACTTACACCGCCGCCGGTGTTATAGACGCTTATCCCGAACGTGCTTGCGCTGCCCCTTGAAAGGAAAATCGACGTGACGCTCGTGGTAGCGATTGCGCCACCGGCAGCTATACCGGCCAGGGCCTGTGCGTTCGTCAATGTCTGTGCAGTGCCAGCCGGACCACCGGCGCCGCCCGGACATACGAGCCAGGTTCCGATGCTGGTCTGGCCACCCGCCGAGCCGGCATTGGCACCAGCAGCACCGCCACCGCCGGCAGCGCCGATCGTCACCGTTTGCGATGAAAGCGACGTCACCCGCGCGCGGCCAAATGCGCCCGATCCGCCGCCACCACTGACAGCAACCTGCGTTGACGACGTCGCGCCGACACCACCGCCACCGCCGCCGGCGCCTACGCATTCAATGACGGCCGAGCTTGCGCCTGCAGTGGGCGTGTACGTTCCGCTTGAAGTGAATACCTGAACGTTGAGAAGCCGGCCGCTGCCGGCCGCTGCCTGAACAAAAGCGGTCGTCGCAATCTGCGTGGTACTTGTGCCGGCCGTTGCGGTGGGCGCAGTAGGCGTGCCGGTGGCGTTCAGATTACTGATCGTCGGGGCTGTGCCGAACACAAGCGATCCGCTACCCGTTTCGTCCGAAACGATGCTGGCGAGCTGTGCTGATGTCGTCGGGGCGAATTGCGCGAGCGTCCCACTCGTCACCGCAAGCCCGAGCGTCGCGGCGCTTTGGAACGAAGGATCTGCGCCCGTGCCGGTTGAGGCCAGTAACGTGCCGCTCGCGCCGGGCGCGACAAATCCCACCGCCGACGAACCCTCGCCGATGAGCACGTTGTGCGCACTGAGCGCGTTCTGCCCGGTCCCGCCGCTCGTCACCGCAAGCGGCGTGCTGAGCGACGCAGTAACGCCCGCAATCGTGCCGCCGGTAATGGCCACGTTCGAGGCATTCTGGTTCGCCATCGTCCCGGCGGCAACGCCATTGACCTTCGAAACCGTTGGGTTCGGATAGAAGCCAGACAGATCCCCACCCGCCGGCCCGGTCGGATCGCTCGCGACGCTGTTCTCTCGTTCGTCACCTGATTGGCAAGCGCGTTGAAGCCCGCCTGAATCTGCTCCGGGGGCACGTCCTTGCCTTCGGCACGCACCTGCGGAGGGATGATGCGGAAAGCGTCAGCCATCGAGTGCCTCCAGACGTTGCCGTGTGTTTGGATAGATCGGGCTCGACGTTTGCGGAAAACGCAGCAGGAACCGACGCAGGCCAACGCCGTGGCCAAGCGCGACCGCGTGCGCGTCGGCGGCGAATTCCTGCCGACGGCACTGCTCGAACACCCACGTCGGGCGGAACAGGATCTGAAGCGAGAGCACCCACCAGAGACGGCGCAACGGGTCGCAATTGCGCAGATGTCCCTGCTCATGCGCGAGCACCGCAGACTTTTCCTCATCCGTCAGGCGCGTGAAGAATTCTCCGGTCTGGATGGTGCCCCATGGCGTGCAGCGGGCGACGTAGCGTTTCATCGCGGCCCCGCATCAGGCGACGCAAGCTGATCCGGATGAATCATGCCGGGCGGTCCCTGCGGCCGCGGCTGCCCCGGTTGAGCACCCGGGCGCGGCGTACCGGCAACTCCAGGTGCCGCGCCGCCAGGCACACCGGGCTGACCTTGAGGCTTCGGCTGCTGCGCCTGGAGTTTGGCCTGCATGGCCTGCTGGTGCTGCTGGATGTGCGCGCGGAACAGCCCTGCCAGATCGCCGGTGAGCTGCGCGGCACGCAGATGCGAGGCGAGGTGCGCGCGGTCGTCGTCGGCCTGATGCACCTCGGCCGCCAAGCCGTTGTGCATCATCAGGTTCTCGTCATCAGGCTCGAGGTGGAACATGTTGCGTTCGTCGATCAGGATCCGCGGCGCAACTTCGGGGCCGAAAATCTGCTCCGTGCCGAATTCAAGGATCGGGCCGATATTCAGACGCCGACCGTCGAGTTGCTGCGGCGGGATGCCGCGCAAGACGTTCATCCACGCGATCATCTGCTGCATGCGCTGCAGGTTCTGCTGGTAGGACGTACCGCACCAGCGGAAGAAATAGCGCTCACCGAAGGCCTGCGGCGGAATGACCTGCAGGTTCGCGCGCGCGCCGACCTCGCCGAGTACTTCGACGGTCAACTCCTCCGTGCGGAACTGACGGTCGAGCTCGAACATCCATTCGAGAAGCGGATTGAGCATGACTTCCTCATACCGCTTCGCGTTGTCGATGATGTTCGATTCCTGCGCCTGCGCCTGGGCGGCCATCTGTGCCTGATTCTTCCGGCCTTGCGGCGCCTTGCCGAGCATGGCATCGTTGACGTCCATCGACTCGTTGATCTGCCCTTTCAGGTTCTCGCAGAGCGGAATCGCATCCTTGTAGATCGCCGGGAAATTCGCGAACTTCGTCTTGTTCGGATCGGTCAGCCAGACGGCCGCGAGGCCCACCACCATCGATTGATAGTTCGGGTTCGAGAGCGGGTCGACCATCGTGATCGGCAGCAGACTGTATTGCGCCGAATCCTGGCCCATATTCCAGAAGTCATTCAGGTTCCACTGCAGGAACTTGACGGGTTCGATCTTGGAGATGCCGAAGAATGATCCGGTGATGCGCTCGATCGGGGCTGAGAGGATCGGGCGTTTTCCAGACCAAAATGGATTGCGGATAATGCCAAGAATTTCGTCCTGACCTGCGAAATAGACGTAGCAGGGTTCCCGACCATTTCCGAGGTCGAGGTTGGTGTGCGTTTCATAGATCAGCGCGTACTTGAACGTGCCTTCAGTGCGGATACCGGCGTCGCCGGTGCGGCGCTTGGGCGGAACGTACTTCTCCCGGCCGCCGTCAGGCTTGGCCAGATTGTCGACCAGATCCTTCGCCGAATGCCCGAGAAAAATGCCCTCGTCGATAAACTGCTGAACCGCTTCCCTGTCGAGTCGCAACCGGATCGTCGTGGCGGTGGCTTTCTCAATGCTGTTGCAGGTCGGTGGCAGGACGGCGAGATCCTCAGTCGCGAAGGGAACGATATCCGGACCCTCGATCGTCACGTCCTTCGTTTCGGTTTCCCATGACCAGTCGTCGTCGTCCGCCGCGACATCCTGAACCTCAAGACCGAGTTCGCTGTTTTCAAGAATCGGCGGCTTCCTGATGAGCTCGCGCACACGACGTTGAGTCTTCGACCAGTCAATGTACAGATTCCATTGGCCGGTCACGTCGCCCGCGATCAAGTCGGCTCGAACCGCATCCTTCACGCCCGCCGAGCGGATGTGATGCTCGAGCAGGCTGATCTGCGAAAACGGGATATTGCCGTCTGGACCGGTGGCGCCCACGTGCTTGTGATTGACCGGGAGCAGTTGCGCAAGCGTGCGCTTCATGCGCGCATTGACCGCGTTACGCACCGCCGGAATGTAGCACTGCGAATTTCCGGAATACTGGGCGTTTTCGTCAGGCTGGGCGTTGTAGATGGCCCAATACTCCTGGCAGCGGTCCATCTGCTCCTGCTTGTTCTCGTAGCATTTCGCGATCTTGGGGTAGAGCTTCGCCGCCTCGATGTACGCTTCCGAGTCGGGCTTGTCGGCCCAGTTCTCTACCTCTTCACCCGTTTTTTCAGCGTCAAGCGCCCGCGAGTCCTGTGTTTCGACTGCGGGGCTGTCATCCTTCTTTTTATCTTTTTTCGCGCGCGCCATGGATTAGCCGATCACCTTGCCGCGAAGCCGGCGCTCAGCCGACGTCCCGGTGTTCCGGTCCTTCGGCACACGCTTCGGCCGGTCGTCGACGTTCGACTTGTACGGCGACTTGCCGAAGAATTCGTTGACGTCGCGCGACACCGAGCGCGTGCCCTGATATTCGCGGCGCTTTTTCATCACAGCCCCTTGCGGCCCATCTTCTCGCGCATCGGCCCACCCTTCAGGCGCTCACCCACCTTCTCGGGCTTGCCGTAGGCGCCGCCCTGCTGCTTCGATTGATAGAAGTCCGTCGGCTTCTGCGTGGGGGCCTTCGGGGTAATCTTGCGGTCGATAGCCATGTTCATCTCCGTGGCAGGGTTGTGACGTACGAGGCGCCTTGCGGATTGACGGCCATATGGATGCCTTCCGGCAAGGCCGTGTCCCGTTGCGAGCTAAGCGCCTGGACCGCGGATTCCAGCCCTTCGATCAGCGTTCGGTGCGGCCCGGTCTCGGGGACATTACCTTTATTTCCCGCGCGATCGATTGGAAAGTTGTATCCACCGGCCAGAGCATTGAGGGTGTGTTTCGCGCTTTCCTGATCAACCTGGAAGAGGCGCCGCGCCTTCGCTTCTGTGCGGATCAGAGGCGACAGTGCGCCCCGGGAGACGTTCAGATACTCACCTCGCATCGGGTAGAGATTGACAGCGCGCAGCGCCGCGACAACCGGCATGCGGTCGGCCTGATCCATGACATCGGCCGGCACCCATGCGGTGAGGCGCGCACGCGGGAACATCGCGCGCACCAGTTGCACGATGTCGTTCACCGCCTCTTTGGGCGGTACCGGCGAGATCCAATCGGCCACCACCACCATGCGCTGCCCTTCGATGCAGATGAGTGCGGCCGTCGTATCGGCGCCGTTCGAGTTGAACGCGAGGGCCATCGGATGCTGCTGCGACGGCTCGTAGTAGGACACGATGTTCCACTGGCCGAAGTCTTCGTACACGGGGACCCCCGAGAACACGCGCTGGAAATACGCGAGCGCGTTCAGGATGTCGCGCTTGCCGGAAGGGAAATTCTGGATCTCGGCGACGAGCTGGGCGTGCGCGCCGCGGCCGCCGACGAGCACGATGTCGCCGGCGAGCAGGAACGGCTGAATCCCCATGATGAACTGCGTCTTGTCGCGATCCTGCGGCGCACTCAACGGCTTGAGCGCAAGCGTCACGCCGCGGCGTAGCATTTCGGCGCGCATCGGCTGCAGAAGCCACTCGTCGAGAGAATTCTTTTCGATCGCCACGGCCGCGTCGCCGAAGCGCGACGATGTCGCGAATGCATCCTCGATGACCTCGTCGGGTTTCCAGAACGCGCCGATCGATGAATGCACCAGAATCTTTGTCCCCAGCCGGCTCACCACCACACGCCCCGACCGGTCGCTCTTCTTCACATTCGTCGTGCGGGCCGGATCCGTGATGACCACCTTCGGCAACCACGGCGCCGGGTCAACCGCGCATTCGGCGATCTGTTCGGTCTCAAACGGCTTGTCCTGCGTGCCAATCGCCAGCAGCATGTATTCCTGCATGAAGCCGCGGAGCTGGCCGGCGCGCTCCATCTCGTCGCGCTTCTTGCGCACCCACTCCATCGGATAGCGATCGGGCCACAGCGCCACGGTCGACGGATCATCGATGTCGCCGTTGCAGATCGGAAAGCGCCGCGTCGTCCAGTCCGGGTTTTCGCGCAGCCTCGTCACGAGACAATCCTCGGCAAGCGGCGTCTGCGTGAAGCGGATTTTTCCCTTCACCTTGTCCATTGCCGGCATCAACTCGAGATAGAGCTTGTTCATCGACGCGCTCACCGCCGACGCGTCCTTCACCCGCTCCTTGTTCTCGATGTCGTCGAGGTACGCGCGGTCCGGCCGCAGGTCATGCCACTTGAAGCCCCGAAGTTCTTCTTCCCATCCATGCGCCTCGAGCAGCACGCCGTTCGGCAATTCGATCTGATGCTCGTTCCACTTCCGCCCGTCCTGCCTGAGTCTGCCGAAAAGGCTCTGCAACTTCATGTTGCGCAGCGCCTCGTGCTTGATCGCCTCAAGACGCTGGCAGGCCTTGGTGTAGGTCTCGCCGATAATCAGGCAGTATCCAAAATTGCCGAAGGCCGCTTCGAGCAGCAGGAACTCCTCCGACAGCGTCGACTTGCCGCCCTCCCGGAATGCCTCAATGAGAACGAACTCATCCTCCGCACGCCACAGGTCCATGACCTCGACGTGAAATGCTGGTGAGGCCTGCGGATGACGATGCGGAAACATCATCGCTGACGCGAGTGCCCGATCCTCGGAAATCGCCTTGAGCAAGGCGGCGTTGCTGAGACTCATACGAATCCTCCGTTGCGAAGGATCATCGGTGTTTTTCCTGTGCGCAGATCGGAGAGGCGTCCCCCGAATTCTGTGCACCCCGTCCGGCGGGGCCCCGGGTGGTCCCAGAGTTGCGAATCGTTCTCGTTCAGAGCCGTTTTACCGAGGGTAAACCCGTACAAAACAGGCTATTACACGACATTATCTTTATAATGTCGTGCAGCCTTGGCGGGCCGATCTGCTGCGGTGTGGCGCGTTGTCGATGGCGGCCGGATGCGTGTTTTCCGGGCTGACACGGCACCCGAACCGGCCACCTCTGCCCTCTTTCGATCCCTCCTGTCCGAGCCTTTCCTCGCGCGTGTGCGTGCGCGTGAGGCGATACGGCTCGACGGGATTATTTCCAGCGGTGGGGTCTCCGTTGCGTAGCAGTACGATGGCGCGGTTCACACCGGAGCCTGCGATGATGACCTACGCGATCTTCACGCCGAGCGGCGAGCTGTTGGCCTACTACTCGTCAGAGGTGCCGCCGACTCTGGAGCAGATGGCAGACCATTGCGCCGAGATCAACGGCTTCGCGGATCGTGACGAATGGGTGGAAGTGTCGGGCGCTGATTCAATCGCTTACGCGCCGCTGCATTGAAGTGTTGTGCGGTCGCAAACGCACAGAAGATGTAATATTTTCGGTGTGTGATCGGTGTAACGTTAGGCGACGTATCCGTGCAGTCGAGCCCAACCTTCAAAAAACAACGAATGTTCACTCATTACGCGAATCCAGCGGTAGCCGCTAATATGAAGGCGACAAACGAACTTTGGGGTAGGGTGGGCGCGCTAGGTGTCGGCAAGCCCACTGCCAGGGCGTACCATGGTTCGCACGACCCGGCACTTTTAAACTCCGGGTCAAAGAAGGCTGTCGAATTCGATACGAGCGTAGCACCTACGCGTTCGGCGATATGGTTTGGCTCGAAAACTGCGCTATGGGAAGATGGAACGTCCGGCACCACAACTGTTTCGATGACGGTGACGGATAAGTACGGCAATACCTCCTCGGTCGATACGATTATCGTTCCGATCTCGGTTACTGGAGTCTTCTAATGTCATACAGAATACTCAAGATCAGCGAACTCAGAGACCCGGGGGACATGCAGCCTGCGATTGTGCTGGACTCCCCGATCAATGATGTGGCTCGCCACCTGAATGCTCACCCAACGCTTATCGACGGTGACGAGCGCTCGTGGCGCTTGCTTGTTGATCTGGATGGGGTTCAGCTGGCCATGATTGCCTATGAAGGCGATCCCGGGTTCGTGCACATCTACGTCACCGACAACGCGATTCAGGATCGTGGACCGTTCAAATTCGAGAAGCTTCTCAGCAAGCTTCCGCTCCGCCATGTCAAAGCAGGATGGTGGGAAAGAAAGGATGTTCCCGGTTGGCCGGGCAATCATCACCGCTCTTTCGTGATCAACAGCAAATATGCGACTGGTGGAGCGGGACCGGGCGGAGATTATTCGAATGCCTGACCTTCTGCACAGGGCGTGACTTCCCACCCGCTAAAAAAAGTGGTTTGCTAAGCCGCGGGCGGTATATCCGGACTCGTCGACCTGCTGCGCCTTTGTGCGTTCAGCCATTCCGGTCGGTCGTGGCGGGGCGACTCCGCCATTCATCCATGTTTATTGAGCCGGCGCGACACCGGTGAATCTCAGGGCTGGGCTAATGGCCCCCGCTCGGCCTTCCTTCTACCCCGCTTGACCTATTCGCGGCATCTTTCTGCGGATGGCGCCTGAGCGCTTCGACGAGCCTCGCATCTGCACGTTCGACGCATGCGACACACCACAACGGACCACGATGGCGAACCATCTCGATCGTTGTCAGTTGCCACTCGGCGCCGCACGACGGGCAGATAACGGAATCAGGCTTCATCGAAAAAGAAGCCCCGACCTGCGGGGCTAAACTCTCATCGAGCGTTGGAGACGAAGACACTCTACGAATATTTCCTGCTCTCAGGCAGCGACGTTGGTGCGTCTGATGATGCTGTTCATGACGTCGCATAGCTCCTGCGCTGTGGGCGCGACGGGCCGCGATGTTCCGGTCTGCGGCAGCACCTTGGACGTGCGCACGTACGTCCATGGACGCGGACCGATCGACGTCCGGTGCCGGTTCATCGCGCGCGCCCCGCGGACAACGTAGCCTTCGGCTATGAGCAACTTCAGGCATTTGCACGCACAACCACCGGTGAAATCGCCGGCTGCGCAGATCTGCGTCTGGGTGAGAGGGCCCGCGGCGTCGAGCAACGCGCATATTGCCCGGGTGCTCGAATCCTTCCGGTAGAGTTCGCGGATGGTTGGCATATCAGGACCCCACCCAGCTCGAAACGACGCGCTCGAGTTCTCCGACCGAAGGAATGCCGAACGGTTTGTCAGTGGCTTCCTTTTCGCGCCGCCGCGCGCGCGTGACGACGGCTGATTGCGAAGTACTCGCCACCGGGGCCGGCATCGGCTTCGATGTCATGCGGTACTGGCGCGGGTAGCCGCCGCCGCAAACGAACCCTTCCTTCATCAGCGCCTGGACCTGACGTGCGATCGCGCGAGGATGAACGCCGCGCGCCGCCGCGATCGCCGCGATGGTCATTCCGGGCGTGGCGCCGAGCAGCGCACAGATTGCGCGTTGCGGAGAACCTTTCCGCTCGATCTGCTTCATGAACGGCTCGCCTTGTACGTCGAATTCGGATAAATCTCGTTGCCGTGGACATGCAGGCGGGGACCGTTCTCGACCTCGACATAGAAGTAGCCGCGTTGCTCGGTCGACGGTCCGACAAGCCTTCCCCGCTCCGGATTGCCGCGGTACACAACCCGACAGTTCCACTGGCTCCCGTCGCGCGAGCCAGCAAGAGCTAGCGTCCGCCTAAGGAGTTCGGCCACGTCTGTTCGCTTGACTCCCTGCACGAGCAATCCGCGCTGCGAGCCGGTGTCCATAGCTTCGGTGATCATCGATTCGGTGACTTCGAGCTTTGCCATGTTTTCCCCATCGTAAAATTTGACCAACCGTGGCCATTAGTTCTGCTCAGTAGGACCTGCTCTTCAACCCCAACACCACATCCCTACGATCTCTGTCCCGAGGTGAGCAGACTCAGCCCATCCTGGGAGAGCCTTTACAACGTGACCTGTCCGTCGGATCGCATTGACTCGCCAGCCGTTCGGTCTCGGGCGCTAGCTTCGCCACCCTTATCGGTATTTCAGACCTATCCCCCAGTACCGAGTCTTCCCGCGCCGCTGGTGTTAAACCGTGTCCGCCCAGCGCGGTGCCTTGCTGCCTTCAGGAGCCTCGTCGAGCCTCCATGAGCTTCTGGCACACGGCCATCACGCCGGCGCGCTTGTGGAGATCATTGGCGTCCTCTCCTACCCGGTCGCTCATCGTCCATGACACCCCGGTTTTGATCGCCGCCCGCTGCCCTGCGCCCGACTCGTCGTTATCGGCGAAGAGGTACTTCCGGCCGATCACCAAGGGCGCCACGGCTGCCATGTTGGAGTCGTTGAAGCAGATCAGGACCGCTGCGTTAAAACGGAGCTGGCGCGCCGCCATCTCGATCGAGAGGCCGGTCGCGTAGTCTTCACACAAAATCGTTTCCGTCGCCCGGGAAGGACCAATGCGGAACACCGCCCCACTTGCATTCATGCCGAAAACCATTTTCTTGCGCCACTTGAGGTCGTCGTAGTCCCACCAGATCGACTGAACGCCACGCAGCTCGCCATCAAGCGAGCGCATCGGGACGATCAATCGGTTATCGGGAGCCACAAGTCCACGAGCCTCAGGAATCCCCTTGTAGTGGAGATAGTTGTGTTCGCTGACGATTGCTGCGGAGATCAGCTTTTCGGCTTGCGCAACAGCGTTCTGCCGGCGACGGATCAGTGCCTTTTCCTCGGCACGTCGCTTCACGGCCCAGGCTTTCTTTTCCTCTTCTGTCCACGGACGGGCATGGGGATCGTCGAACCAGATGACCTCTGATTGCCCATCCCACGCCCTCACCCAGCCGCGGCGGCCGTCGAACATGTACGAGCCGTTCTTCTTGCGCGGATGCGACTCAGTCGCGCATCGGCGGATGCGGCCGGAATCATCAAGACTTCCGATGAGCAGGCCATGGGCGGCGGCGAACGAAACAAAATCGCTCATGCCGCTTCCCTGGCCTTCTTAAAGGCGATGTCCATCGATTTGATTTTCCGCACGATGGCGGCATCAACGGGCACCGGCTCGGTGGAAAGACCCCAAGCCTTGGGCGGCTCCGAGCCTGCGATCTTGCGGAACAGGTGGAATGCGCGCCAATACTGTTTCTCAGAACGGCTGTGCTCACGCGCGTACGCGCTCAGTTGGTCCCAGAGGTGCCGTTGATCGCGTGCGACCGTCTGCTTGCCAATGACGATCTCCCTCATTTCGCCTGCGCGAGCGGCTACGGCAGGGCCAGTTATCGTCTCGTGTCCGCACGACATGCACCGCTTGAAGAACGGCCTGTAGCCACATTTCGGGCACTCTGCTGTCTCCCGCTCCTTCACATCCTTTCGAACGATGCGATCAAGCTTTTCTCCCTGATGAAGCGAATCCAGACCGTCATGGAAAAACTCGGTGAAGTCCTCGATGAACCGGACGATGTTGCCGCTGTGATCGAGCAACAGACAGTCTGTCTTGCCTGTTTCCTTCGATGCCCGCAGACCGCGACCCCACATCTGGATGGCGGTACTCAGGGACTTGCGCAGCGGACGGCAATCGACGACGCAGGAAACGTCCTTGACGTCGAAACCTTTCGCCAGAGCCTCAACGCTGATCAGGACGCGGATCAGAGAGTCGGGCTTCCGATACTCATTGAGAATGCGGTCCCGATCGTCGTCCTTCGTCTTGCTGGTAAATACCTCCGCCAGGATGCCGCACTCGTTGAACTGCCGGCACAGCTCGTCGCAATGCTTGATGTTTGAAGCGAAGACAATGGACTTGCGGTTCTCGGCGTAACGAGACCACTCCGAGACGACATCGCCTACTATCTGCATGCCCCGCTCGGCGGCGGCCTTGTCTGTCCATTCACCGTCAGACGTTTTAGCGCCCTCCATGTCGATGCGCGTGCAGGAAAGCACCCGCATAGGCACCAGATCGCCGGACTGCGTGAGTTCAGACATCGTGGCGGCGTTGATGAGATTCGTGAAAATCTCTCCCAGCCCGTTTGTGAAAGGCGTTGCAGACAGACCGATAACCGTCGCACGCGTGCTGAGAATGTGATCCTTGAGCGTCTTGTAGATCGTATGTGCCTCGTCCACGACGATCAGGTCTGTGTCGTGCCAGCCGCGGTCCATGATCGTCTGCACGCTGGCGATCTGGAACGGCAGATCCATGTTGAACCTCGGGTTTTGCGCCTGGATGATGCCGTGCTGATGGAGGCCATAGGCAGATGCGACCTCGCTCGTCTGCTTGATGAGCGACTTGCGGTCGCAGACGAAGGTGGCCTTCTTGCCGATCTTCAACGTGGCGTGGGCCAGCTTGAGACCCAGGTATGTCTTCCCCGCCCCGGTCGGGGCAACAAGCATCTGACGACGATGTCCGTCACGTCGGCCAGCGATGATCTTTTCGATAGCGGGATCCTGAAAGCCACGTGGCTCAGGAAATGTCGCGCGCTCGTAGTCGGGGAGAAAACTGAACAAAGGAGCGTTCACTTTCCCCCCTTGTCTTTGTAGCCGTGCTGTTCGGCGATCTTCTTCCACCGCTTCGCGGCCGATTCCAGCGCAACCTTTTCGTTCATCAGGCCCGTCTGGCGTTCGCGCAACACAGCGATCTCAGCGCGCAACCGGGCGATCTCCTGAGCCTGCGTATCGACCAGCTTCAGGGCTGCGGCGATCTTGTCATCCGCATAGGAAACCTCAACAAGAGCGTCATACTTCTCGCGGTCGGCACGTTCCTGCTGCTCGAGAAAAGCGATTTCTTCCGGGCTGGGACCGTAGTCGCTCTCCGATGAGGACTCCTGAGCGGAGTCGTGACGCGAAAAATCGGAGGTTGTGCCTGCCTCAGGTTGATCTTTACGTTCGATCTGTCTCACCGCCTTGGGCAGACTGATTTCGCCGTGCGCGACCCGCTTGACCAGATCGGGATCCGCCTTTGCCACTTTGTCAGCCATGCGCTGGGTACGCTCACTGGCGCCTGACCTTGCCGCTCGGTCAGCAACCGTTTCAAGCGGCAACGTTGCCGCTTGACCGAGGGAATCCGGCAACGTTGCCGGATTTACCGGGCGCCCCACAGTTTGAGAATTCAGCCAGTCAGTAGCTGCGGCCACGATCGCGGCATGCTGGCCCGGGGTAAGGTGCCGGCGGTGAAGGTTCACCGAAAGCACGTACGACAGCAGATCGTAGTCGCCCAGATCCATGTCCGAGGTCAGCGGCTCGATACCAAGTTCCACGCAGGCGCGGTAGCGATTCCCACCGTCGAGAATCATCCCGTCGTGCAGAACGATCGGCTGCAACTGGCCGTTCGCTTCGATATCAGCCTTCAGCGATTCGAACTCGACGCCTTCGAGACGAGGAAACAGCGTGCACAACGGATGCAGTTCGAGGCTCATCAGGAAGCCTCCAGACCCAGAAGACGGATCAACGGCGATACGGCCCGAAACGGCAGAAATCCGTGATTGTGTGCGGCCATGACGGCGCGCTTCAGAATGGTCGCCATGGCGGACCTCAGGCGACGTCTTCGGTGTAATTCAGGGGGTCCGCGATCCAGCGTAAAACGTCGGAATTTTTATATACGGCGCAGGTTTCCGAGAGCTTGATAGCTCGCGGCGCCTTACCTTCCAGACCGAGCTTGCGCCACGTCTCGCGGCCGATCGGCAGAAATGGTTTGATCTGCGGCCATTTGGAAAGGCCGGTGGTCGGCAGCACCGGAGGCTGCGCGGAAGGGGTTTGTTGGAGGTTTGACATCTGTCCGCCGCAATCGTGAGAGTTGGGATGGACAGATGCTATGCGGCGATCAATTCCGGAAATCTCAATTGAGGTAAATTTCGACTCAATTGAGTTTGTGGTTACCTATTTGCCCCACGCCGGCGGTCGACTGCCGCATCAATCTGCTTAAGAATTTTGTCCACTGTGTTCACAGAAAGTGATGCACCGATTCGGTCAGTGAGACTCGCGACTGCTTGCGCGCGCTTGTATCCCTCTGGTAGGCGATCACTCAATGCAGTGATCAGCGCTCCGATCACAGTCAGAAGTGAGTTTTTCTCTCTTGTGTTGATGGGCCCATCAGGCTCAGCTTTTATGCCTTGCGAAGTTTCAGAACGGAGCTTTTGCACTTCCTGAAGCAGGCGCCGATACTGATCCGCCCGCTCACTTTCATCCGATGATCTGTACGTCTCGAGAGCGGCGGCGTCGTACGTGCCTAGGGCGGCCGTTCCAGGAGAGTAATGCGTAGCTATCTCGTCGATAATCGCGTCGGAAAATTCGATTTCTGTTTCCTCGTGATGCGCAATCCAGTCCCCGGTATCAACGTCACGTTCTAGACACCAATCGCGGATGTCGTTGATCGGCACAATGGTATAGATTGGATCGATTTCATCGTCGATGTTTCGCGCAACAATCGCCGCGCTCAGGCGGCCCGTTTCCACTGACTTCAACAGCGCACGCTCGAATTTGTCGCGCGACGCTTTCAGCTTGCCGCTGGGCTCAAGTTCTGAAGCCATCCACCAATGTGCAAAGTCGCCGTTGTTCGGTAGGTCAGCATCAATTTCAGACTGATCGCGAACATCATTGTCCAAAGCGATTAGAAACGCTGCTTTCCGGATGGGTACCGTTTGGAAAAGCGAGCCGGTGAGCGCGTGCGCCCGATAGAGATCTTCGTATGGCATTTCGCGCCCCTTGAACGCGTCCCTCGTGTTAGGAACCGCGCCAACAGGGTAAGGGAGCCCTGCTTTCGCCCCGTCGGGCTAGGCGCGATTGGAAACGATTATGCCAAGATTCTTACTCGTCCTTGAGAACGTCGTCGATTTCACGGAGAGTCCGGATCGCAAACAATAAGTGACGCGCCATTCGTCTTGTGGCCTCATCGATCTTCGCGAGACGCTGCTCTGCCGTTTCGAAGGTGTCGTTCTGTGGTTCGAAACTCAGCACGGTCGCGATGGCCGCGCCAGGGACTGGCCGCGTTCTGCGGCGCCCCGCCTTCCGTCCGGTTGGCAGCACATGGACATTGTTAGTCATGGCCCACCCCGGATTGCGTACGGCGGTTGCGACGTTTGCGCGGCGGCGGCACAAGGCCCGGAATAAGCGCCTTGAATGCCTGGTATTTTTCGTCGCGTCTCGCAGACCAATACATCTCGTGCTGGCGATTTAACGCAGCGATGCCCTCCTGAGTTCGCTGGTACAGCAACCTTCCCAGCTTCATATACTGAAGCCGGATAGACTCGTCTGGCCAATTCAAACGCGGATTCGTCACGCGCAACCACCAGTTGTCACACTCGACAAATTCACGCTGCCGACCTTTCGCACCTTCCGGCCGCTCCCGCTTCAGACAGAAGTCGATTCCATTCGCTTGCCAGCAAACGCTGGCGAAGCCGGTCGGCCATTCGGTCCCAGGCGGGATCACACCCTCTCCCTCCAGCTGAGCACGCGTGCCGACATATACGGCCATCGCGATATCCGAAGGCCGCAGGAGAATTGTTAGCTCGCCAAGGCCAGGGGAACGGCAATCAGCCGCAGATGAATTGTCGACGCCCGATGCGTCGGTGGTGGGCAATTTCTTAAGCATGGCTGGCTCTCCATACGAGATCCATCAGGGCTGTCGCGAGCCTGTCCTGGTCGACGCGCAAGTCGGCTACCGCGCAGCGAATGGGTAAGCTTCCCTGAGTGTCATCGTCCAACGCCGCCTCCATGAAGGCGAGCATGTTGTGAATTTTCCAGGCCAGTCCCGATTCTTTGATGAGGAACTCTGAGATTCGGTCCAACGTACGGGTGTCCGCGGCGAACCGCTTGACACTCTCCGCTAGCCCATCGAAGAACTGGTCGCCCATCGCATCGACCAGTTCGCCGAACTCGTCATCGGTTTGACCGACGGCGACGGGCATATTGACGTTGATCCAGTTCATCCACAACGCATCGCTCACGGCTTGAAGAGCATTTTCGTGACCGAGAATTTCGCGGCCGGCGACGCGAGCGCGTTCGAGCGCATCTTCACGAGGAAGCGAGGCCAAATTGACGAGAGGTTCGTTACTTTGCTCAGGACGAGCAGGGGCTTTGGAGGGCATGGCTTGGACTCCTGTGTTTACAAGAGCCTGCGCCCCATTTCCAGATGGGGTGGGCAGGCACATGGCAGGGCTGGAAAACCGGAACACAGGAACCGGCGTGCGCAAGCGCACCCCCACCATGGCCCACCCATAAACTGTGGGTGCGCGATGATACTACGGACGAAAAAATACCGCCTGCTGGCGGTCGTCCGCCTGTGTCTTCCGGGTTTCCAGGCCCGATCGCTGTTGTCTCAACGATGACTGAAGGTTAGTTGTCCAGTGTGAGAACGTCAAGTGAGATTTTGCAAATCTGGACGGTTTTGGGAAGATAGGAAAAGAGTCTTTCGGGAGAGCATCATGACCAAAGCGATAGATGAGTTACGCGCCGCCGCAGTTCGCCTGAAACGGGACGTCGACGAGCTGGTGCGAAAAATCGAGGAGCTTCCTTGGACTGATGCAGCATCCGGCGGCCGCGATGCACACCTCACCGAAGAGCAGATGTTAGTGCTCATGCAGCGCGCCATGGATGTCTACGAGAGGCAGCCCCCACGTCCTGTGCACGTGACAATCACGCAAGCGGCGGCGATACTCGGTCTGAGCCGCCACACGGTGAGCAAGAAGCTGAAGGCGGGTGAGTTTCGCCTAAACAGATGCGGCAGGATTCCTATCGAGCAGATCGACATGGCGCTTGCACGGTCGCGAAAGCAATCTTAGCAAAGAGCCGCCGCATGTCTGTTCCCGGGCATGGGTTGACGCGCCAGCCAGCCGCGCGCGCCGTATTTAAATGGCCTTCGACCAGTTGAATTGGGGCTTTTTTCTTTCTTGCTCTGGAACCCGATTGACTTGTTCCCACGTAATGACAGGATGACCGTCGATCTTTCGAGGCGGCTTGAACCCAAACTCTCGCTCGATCCATCGACACTGAGCTGCGCCCTGTTTCAGGCCGCCCGTGAGCTGAATAAGTTCATCGTTGGTTAGAATTGTCATCGCTTTTGCGAGTGAAGTTAATTCTCTTCGCACCACTTCGCCTGAAGAGAGTAGCGCTGCGCGCCGGTAATCGACCGAAGGTCCTCGGGAGATAGGAGTTTGAAGGTCAATCGTCGTAGCCTCTCGCCTTCCGAGCTGCGATCACCCGCTCTGCGAGAGTCGGACGCGTTCGACCATCGGCGAATACCGCGTCCTGCTCTACGTAGTACGAGCGTCCGACCTTCACGGGCGGCGGATATATCTTCCCCGCGTTGATCCACAGGCGCGCCGTGCGAATCTTGGGCGGCGGGTCGAATTCCTTTTCAAGCCACTTATCGAGTCGGATTTTCATCGGCAACCCTCGTGGAAGAGTTTCGTGAGTCACGATGATAACGCGCACTTGCGGTCCGCACCGCGTCCCTGCAAAATTCCGCCATCAATGGGGACCACAATGAAAAAAAAACTCTCACTGTGGCAGCGTTAGCCACGCTCGCCGCATGCACCACAGTCACGAATGTCACGCCGGCCGGCGACGGCAACTACACAGTGACGACCCAAGTCCGCGGCGGCATGACGCCGTGGGGGGAAGTGAAAGCATCGAGCCTGAAGCGCGCCGACGAGTACTGCAGCCAACAGGGCAAGCAGATGCATCAGGTCGATATGCAGACGCACGGCGTTCGCGGCTGGACGCCTCAAGAGGCGGAACTGACTTTTGCGTGCACGGCCGGGTAACATGACGCATACCGCCTATGGAGGCGACATGCAGAACGGTCCGCTTTTCCACGTCTTGCTGGATCATCTAGAGGCGATCGACGCGCCGCCCATGGAAATCCAACGGTTTGTCGACCGTTGGCACCGCCTGAAACCGCACGAGGCATTCCCCTGCCCCGTCTGCTTTCTCGCGGGCGAAGAACAGCCACTTGCCGCATTGCCGGCGCAGGGACGTGTCGAACCCGTGAAGTGCCCCACATGCAGAACGCAGTTCAATATACCCATCGACGAATTATGAAGGCGCCGACTCTTGGTGACGCCCGCGCCGAGCTCCTCTTCCAATCGGTCACGAGGCAGATCGTCGGGTGCACGCCTTAAACTCTTGCTGGAGGCGCTGTGAATGATGCAAACGAGGGACAGGGGTCCGCAGAGGGTCGCTACCAAGCGGCGACCGCTATCGACGAGGGCTGCAGCGAAGCGATCCGCGTTTGCGCCGCCATGATGGACGCGGCTGACGCAATTGGCGCCCACTCCGAACTCTGCGAGATTAGGGAAGCCATCTTGCGCCTCCATGTGGTCGCCTCCGCGGTGCTTAGCGAGGCGAACCGGATGCGGCAGAACTGA